TGCCGACTTAGCAAACCCACCAATTAGGTGAAATAAACCAAAGCCGTAGATGCCAAACCCAGGGATGTAGATATAGTGAACGAAGTGGCTGCGACGCTCCTTGGTTGGATCGTCCTCGTAGAAGTTACGGCGGATCGCCATCACTTCATTATTGCCACCCAGGATGGTCACGATATACGGCAGCGCAATGCCTGTGGGCTTGCCATCTTCTTTATCTTCGTACCCTTCCAGGTCTAGGTTAATCTGTACTTCATACAGAACGTAGCGGTCATCGTTAAGACTGTTAAACCCAGTCTCCTCGTCCTTACGCTCCTGCAGTTCATTCTTAATCTTGGGCGGATCGCCAATATCTATGTCGCGGTAAAAGCCTGCCACCTGCAGCTTGCGAATCTCGTTCTTGGACTTGTACATCCGGTGCGTCACACGCTCGGCTGTCTCAATACTTGCTGCACCATAGGAGATGATTACATCTTCGGCAGGCACAAATATTGACATCTGGCGCTGCATGCCAGGATCGTAGTACACCTTTTTAAATGCTGATCCCGTAGCTGGCAGGTTCCACAGCATCCGCTCATGCTCGGTTCTGAACTCAGTCATGACTTCTGTCAGCTCGTAGTTCATGTCTTCTTTGACACGGTGCGCAGCTTCTTCTTTTGCCCGTGTGTCTTTGCCAATGATCTTGGCCTTGACCGGCCCCTGTGCAGGGAAGGTCTCCATGATTGTCTCTGACTGAAAGCGCACTACAGCTTCTGTGATCATCGGATGGAACACACCACATGCGCCGTTCCACGGCTCGGTGCGCTCTTCGTACTTTAGACCCAGGAGCGTAATGCCTTCCTTATATGTATCTTCCCAATCCTTGCGGGAGTTCAAATCACTGGTGATATCTTCTGACAGCTCATTGCCCATGGACTGCAACGTGCCTTCATCAATTTCTTCAGCTAGATTCTCATAGAAGTCATCTTCCTTTTCAGTTTCTTCTATGCTGAGAATCTTCTCGCCATCAAGGCTAACGTTAACCGCTTCTGGATCTATAACTTCAATCTCTAACTCCGGCCCTTCCATCATTTCAGCTTCTTCAGCGATGCCTATAGGCGCCCGAGTTAGTGCTTTATCAAATGCCATGATTTGTCCTTAGTAATAAGCAGCAGTTTTACGCCGCCAAAACACTGGTTCATCCGGTTCATCTGACGGCAAAGTAATAAACCCACCATTTCTAAACCGTAGAAGCGCCTGCGTCATCGTGTCTACATAGTCGTCGTTCTCCCCCACAGGAAAGGCCACGACCTCCTCAATCACATCTTTCGCCCACCGTCGATCTGGCGCCCACACCGTTCCGCTGGCAAACAAATCTGATACTGCGTTCACCCGAGCAATCTTGTCATTGCCACGAGTAGGGGTGAACTCATCTACTGGTATCCCCATGCGTCGTAGTTCTTGTATTAAGGGGCTTCCAGCGGCTTTCTTCTCCACCAGGAACGAATCTGGCTTCCACTCTTTGTATTGTTTGAGTGCTACTTCCTTTAACTCCGGGAACTCCATCCGGTCTTTAAACGCATCTAGTAAGATGATGCTGGGCCTGTCGCCTTCTTCTTCGTTATACCAAACGCCCCACGTTGTACACGCGGTGTAGTCGCTCGTTGTCTTAGTTTCATGCGCCGTATCCCAGCTTTGTATAACAAAGTCACACTTTGGCGGATCTTCTTTGTCCCACAAGCGCCACTGGGTGCGCTTAATAAACGCTGCCGAGTCCAATGTTGGCTGCTGCATGTACTGTGCGTTCCAATATCGGGCATCAATAGCTGCACGTTTCTGCTTTAGCTGCTCCAGGGGCCACTGTTCGGGCCACAACGACTTTTCTTTGTCGCTATTTTCATTAAGAATCGCTGGCAACTCGACAATTTCCCACTGATCGGCGTCGGGATTGCGAATCTGGTACTGAATTAAGCGTCCGGTTAAGTCTAACAACGACCATCGAGTCATTACGACAATGACTCGGCCACCTGGCATCAGTCGTTGGAGCGGTCCTGTCTGAAACCATGACCAGGCGTTATCAAATACAGCTCGGCTATTAGCTTTAATGTCTTGTTCACTGTGGGGGTCATCAATAACGAAGAGATCTGCGCCACGGCCAGCCAAAGCACCACCAACACCAACAGCATAATACTGACCGCCAGCACTGGTAGACCACTTTCCCGCAGCTTTTTGATCATCCGCAACCGCAGTGCTTGGAAAAACTGCTTTATATTCATCGGAATCAATCAAATTTCGCACGCGTCTACCAAAATCTTCTGAAAGACCAGCGGTGTGCGTCGCCATAATAATCTTTTGATCTGGATACTGCCCCAAAAACCACGCCGGAAACAGATAAGAAGCAAACTCGGACTTACCCATACGGGGTGCGATGTTGATAATCACACGTTTTTTCTTACCTTCGGCTACATCTTTAAATATCTGCGCCAGTTTCCTGTGATGCGCACCTTCTTTGAAGCCCGGATAGATCTCACGAGCAAAAGAAATCATCGAAGTCTGCGCTTTTTTGAACTTGATACGGCGCTCCTGCTCCTCAAGCTCTTCCAAAAACTCCAGCTTCTCCATCGGAGTCATTGTTTTTAGCAGCGCTTCTATCTCAGTATCACTCAGCCGCTGCATCTTTATCTTCCGATTCTTTTACTTCCACATCTTCTGCGTCCGCGTTGCGCTCTTCGCGCTCCTTGGCCTCTGTTTCTACCGTCTGGCTTAGCTGCTTTAGCTTTTCCCTGATGCGCTCATCCAGTTCATGATCTTCTAGCTCTTCTTTCTTCACGCTTACGCGCTCAGTAAACAGCCCAATCTCTGTAACCTTGCCCAATAACTCAATAGCTTTTAATCGTATGCGTGCATCGGGGTGCTCCATCTCATCCAATAGCTGATGCACCGCCTTGCCCCGGATCTCTTGGGCCTGCTCCACGAACTTCCAGTCATACGCCGTCAGCATTGCCACCGTCTTTCGCACTGCGGCGGGTACTTGTATATTAGATACAGCAGTTTTTGGATCTGGCGCACCCGTCGTCAGCGCAGTAAAAGCCTGAATAGCCGTCTGCTCTTGGGCTTCAGTCAGTACTGTCTCGTCATCTTCTGCCCCCAGTTCTTTTAACCAGTCGGCAGTTTTTACCTGAGCGTCTAGCAGTCCTATGGGGGATGCCTTATTTAAAGGCACAAAGCCCTCGTCGGGTGCGTCTAGCACCTCCGGCTCATAATCTATTGAAGCTAAATGTTCTAACACGCGGGGGTCTCCCGTGGCAGGGCTTTTCACCCAGTTGGGCGGAGTGTATACTCGGACTTGGTACCTCGCAAGAGGGTTGTTTCTTCTTGGTGCCTCTCCTTGGCTTGTACTTAAGCCCTTACACCCCCAGCGGTTCGCCGACTGGGGGTTTTTTATGTCTAAACTTTGACAATTTTAACTATAATTTTTATAGAAATTTTTAGCACTTTTGCGTCCTCCTTTAGATTTATTTATCTGCGGTTGACGGCGTTGGACAATTTTTGGATTTGCGGGTGAGGAATAGTGATCAGGCTCCGTCGTATAGCTGCCACATTGTTTGGGGGGATGGGGATGGGTGGGGTCGCAAGATTGGCAAAAGCCTTGGCAACAAACTTTAGAAATAGTCGATAATGCTATAATAGAGGTGTCGTTGGGATTGGCTCAACGATTGGCACATCTGTGCCAAACACATCAGTCATAAGGAGATTCAAATGAAAGCAATCGTGCAAACATACTTGCAGTATCTTGCCGCACGCAAAGCAATGGGAACAATCATTGAGCAGGCACTCGCGGGTAAGCAATACTTGCCTGACGCTACTGTGCGCGAGTTAGCCGTAGCACACGCGCGGTTTCACAAATGCACACCTACGCAAGACGCGGACACTAAGCAATGGCACTTCTACGGCGCGGATGGCACACGCAACAACACCGCGCGAATGCAATGGGATCGCAATGTGCGGCCTTACCACAAGGCTACTGTGAGCAAGCGCGGAGGATCACGCAACAAGACCGAGAAGATCTCGCCCGATGCACAACGCAAGCACGCACTCGCAGCGTTCAAGTTGTTGTCCGCATCAGATCGCAAATGGTTCCTGGTGCAGATCGCATCGCTTTGATGCGCCGTTGGGTTTGGCACATCTGTGCCAAACCCCTTAACTTATTAAGGAGAACGACATGAGCAAGACCTACAAAGATGTTATGCGTTTGTTGGACACAGCGAAGGCGAAGAAACAAGAGCGCAAGGTTTCTCAGCGATTCAAGATTGAACGCAAACGCCGCGATGAGCGCAAACTCTACGCCTTCACCACATGGATCGAGCGCACATCAAAAGAAAACTAACCATGCTTCCTGTTAGTATGTTATGGATAAGTATGGTTTTTAGGGGTCATCAGACATTTGTCCACTTTGTCCACTTGCAAAATTTTTAGTGGACACCCGCAAACCCGCGCCCGTATTGGCTATGTCTACTTAGCGT